TGGCACTCAATGGTATTACACTCGATGAGAACCTCGCAGGGACAGACCCTAACCCTACAGCAGAAGGTGCTTACCCCATTGCTACGCTTACATGGGTACTTGCTTATGAAACTGGTAATGGTAACAAGACTGAAGCAGTAAAAGAAACCTTTAGAACGTTACTTAGTGATGAGTATCAAGAGAAGGCATCTGTCTTAGGTTATATACCATTGAGAGGTGACATCCTTGAGAAGTCTCGTGCTGCTGTGGAGAGAATTGGTAACTAATGTCTGCACCTACATTAACTGATCTGATATATCTAAAGAAAAACTATTTGACTAAGGATCAGTGTGAAATTATTATTAATGAATTTGAGGCAAGCTCACAAAAACCTGATCAGGAACATTGTGGGCATGCCTTTAATAATTTGGATGTATACTCTACCTTTAAAGTTAAGGAGTCTAAGGTAGGTACTGATAGTTTTAATATAATACATCAGACTATTGAGAATATGATTAATGAGTATCATGATTACCTTGATACCTTTAATGCATTTCATGTTGCTAGGAGAGGTAGTATGTTACATCCTCATAAGTATCGTCTTATGAGATATGATAAAGGTGCTTGGATACATCCTCATATAGATCATGATGTTACCATATATGGTAGTTGTACTATCAATTTAAATGATGAGTATGAAGGTGGTGACTTTGCGTTCTGGGGTGGTAAGCATAAATTGAAATTAGGATTAGGTGATGTGATGATCTGGCCAGCAGATTTCTTTTGGGTGCATGAGGTAGAAGAAATAACAGATGGTACTAGGTACTCTGCAAATACTTTTTTATGTTCTACACCAAAAACATTACCTGAAACTGTAAGATATAATGTGAGGGGTGTATGAAAACTATTGCTATTGTTGGTGGTGGTACTGCTGGATGGATTACTGCTCATCAATTTCTTAGAAAAATAAATCCAGAAATAAAAATACTTGTAGTGTCTTCCTCACAAGTTCCTGTTATAGGAGTGGGTGAAGGAACTACAGGTCTTTTTACTGAGTTGATCCATGAACTGTTTGATGAGAAAGAATTTTTAAAAGAAACAGAATCTACTTATAAGATAGGTATTAGACATAGTGATTGGGATCAAGTAGGAAAATCTTTTTGGTCACCATTAGGTGATGAATACTCTGGTGAGTCTTCCTTCCCTTCACCAGACTATGATGATGTTAGGGTGTGGCATATTGCTAATGGATTAGAATATGATAAGTCATTTCAATCTCGTTTGATGGCAGAGAATAGACTCCATATTTCAAATGGTGAAAGTATATACACTAAGATACATGAGGAACAAGATGGGTATAGTATACCTGTTGCATATCATTTAGATAGTCGTAAGGTTGGGGAGTATTTAAAAAGGAAAGCATTAGAAAAATCTAATTGTTCTCATGTTGAAGGTAAAGTAGTAGCTCTCGCTCAAGATAGAGATGGTTCTATACATCATCTTGTCTTAGATGATGATAGAGAAGTTGAAGCTGATTTTTATATAGATTGTTCTGGGTTCTCTAGAATATTAATTAATAATATTACAGATAATAATTTTATATCATATGATAATAATCTTTTAGTAGATAGTGCTTTAGTTTTTACTAGAGATTCTCGTGAGATGTGGTATGAAGATCCAAAGAATGACATCAGAAACTACACTCATGCTCATGCATTAAAGAATGGATGGATGTGGGAGATACCTACTCAAACTAGGATGGGATGTGGATATACTTTTAGTAGTAAGTTTACTGATAAGGATAAGGCATATGATGAGTTAGGTGATGTGGAGATAACAAAACATATTACATTTAACTCTGGAAGAATAGAAAAGCATTGGTTTAAGAATGTATTATCAACAGGTCTTGCTAGTGGATTCGTTGAACCATTGGAAGCTATTTCTATTCATGCTACCATCTTACAGAATCAAGAGTTCTTAGATAATTATTTTAAACCTAGTTTAGATCTAACTTGTGATGCTATTCAAGAACAGTATAATGAAGATGTGAATTATATGTGGGATAATTTTAGAGACTTTCTTGTGTTCCATTACATTTCACATAGAAGAGATACTGATTTCTGGATTGAATCTTCTAGTCCAGAAAGATGGAGTCCTAGATTAACTAGACTAATGAAAATATGGGGATGTAGAATGCCAAGGGTTACCGATTTTAAAATTGGTAAGAGTAATGATTTTCATGCTATGGGTAATCCGTTATGGTATAACATTGCTATTGGTATGAACATATTAGATCCATTACTTGCTTTACAAGAGTTGAATGACTATGGCATATATGATGCAACAGAAACTCATTGTAAAAATACATTTGATGCTATAGAGAAAGCACTACCATCTATGGTTAAAACAACTGATTATTATGTGCATATATAATGTACAACAAAAGAGACCCAAGAGGTCTCTTTTTATATGGAGACTTAAATGAATGTCTATTTGAATTTAAAACCTAATCATCATAATGGCGAATCAGACCTCTTGACACTTGATGTACCTTCGGGTTATACTGAAGAACTATTACGCTATGTCAGACCTATTGCCGAAGAAAAAAATGTTCCTGAGTCACGTATACTCAAGGATATAATCAAAGAATCAATTAACGAAATACAAAGGAGAAACTATGAGCGTAAGAGTCGTAAGAACCAGAAGCGGTGATGACGTTATCTGTGATTTGTTTGAGGTTACCACTAAAGACGATACTGAAAAACCAGTTGCTTTTCAACTAGTTAATCCTTATTATCTTTATTTGGTTGATCCTAATCCTGATATTGAAATCGAAGGTGGTGGAGAAATAAATAAAATTTCTAAACCAGAAATAAAATTTGAACCTTTTGTTCCTTTCTGTAAGGAGGATAGGGTCATGGTTAAATTAGATGAGGTAGTCACTGCATATGAAACGCATGATGAAGTCATCACCAAGTACAATCAATTAGTGGAGGCCACACGTGGAAGAGGAGATGATTCAACAGCAGTTGAAAGTGATACTGCTGAAACAGAGATCGGAATATCTGTTAGGGAAGGTAACTGAACTAGATGAAGAACCTTCTATCCTTGTAGAAGGATGTTATGAGATAGTGTCTGATGAGGAGATCAAACCATTTCCTTCATTTACATCTCAACGTGATGTCTTCTTGACATCTGATACTATTATGAGTATACTAGATCCAAGTCAAAATTTGATTGATCTATACGGCAAGAAATGAGTCAGTTCTACACCAACGTACAACTAGCTGGTGACACTATCCTCTATAGGGGATATCAAGATGGAACTCCAGTGCAGTTTCGTGGTAAATTTTCTCCTACATTATATGTTGCTTCTCAAAAGGATGAGAAGTATAAGACACTTGATGGTAGATCAGTTGCTCCTATGGAGTTCTTAACTGCTAGAGATGCTAGAGAATTTATTAAAACGTATGATGGTGTAGAAGGATTTGAAGTGCATGGGTATGAGCGTTTTGTATATCAGTATATAAGACGTGAGTTTCCAGGCGAGATTGATTATAATATCAATCAGATGAAGATCTTTGCACTGGACATTGAGGTTCAATGTGAGAATGGATTCCCTGATGTAGAAGCAGCAGCAGAAGAAATGCTTTCGATTACCATTAAAGATATGGTGACGAAAGAATTTTTCGTATGGGCTGTTAGAGAGTTTGAAGTACCTGATGGTGTCAAAGCATATATCTATGACACTGAAAGGGAAATGCTTACCCACTTTATTAAGTGGTGGGTAGAGAATACACCAGACATACTTACAGGATGGAATGTCAATCTATATGATGTACCATATATTGCTCGTCGTGTAAATAGGACGTTGGGTGAGAAGTGGATGAAGTCTTTATCACCGTGGAATAGAGCAAACGAAAGAGAAGTCTATGTACAAGGAAGGAAAAATTATGCTTATGATGTGTCTGGGATCAACATCCTTGACTATCTTGATCTTTACCGTAAGTTTACTTATAGTAACCAGGAATCATATAGACTCGATCACATCGCTTTTGTTGAACTAGGTCAGCGTAAGGTTGATCATAGTGAATATGACAACTTTAAAGATTTCTATACATCTGATTGGCAGAAGTTTATTGAGTACAACATCCAAGACGTTGAGTTGATTGACAGATTGGAAGATAAGATGAAGTTATTAGAACTAGCCATAACAATGGCTTATGATGCCAAGGCAAACTTTGAGGATGTATATTCTCAGGTTCGCATGTGGGATACTATTATTTACAATTACCTAAGTGATATCAATGTCGTTGTTCCACCCCGTAAGGGATCTAAAAAGGATGAAAAATACGCAGGTGCTTATGTCAAGGAACCGATTCCAGGAAAGTATGATTGGGTGGTCAGTTTTGATCTCAATTCTTTGTACCCTCATCTTATTATGCAGTACAATATCAGTCCAGAAACCCTCTGGGAGACTAGACATCCCAGCTCGAGCGTTGAACGGATTCTAAATCAAGAGATTGATTTTAGTGATTGTAAATTTTCTGTGTGTGCTAATGGTGCTCAGTATCGTAAGGACGTGCATGGATTCTTACCGAAGATCATGCAAAAGATTTACGATGAACGTACCATCTATAAGAAGTTGATGCTTAAAGCAAAGAGTGCGTATGAGATTAACCCAAGTGAGAAACTGAAGAAGGATATTAGTAAGTATAATAACATTCAGATGGCACGTAAGATTCAATTGAACAGTGCTTATGGTGCTATTGGTAATCAATACTTCAGATATTATAACCTAGCAAACGCAGAGGCAATTACTTTGTCGGGTCAGGTTAGTATCAGATGGATTGAAGGTAAGATGAATCAGTACCTTAACACGGTACTTAAAACTGAGGAGGAAGATTATGTTATTGCTAGTGATACTGATAGTATCTACCTCAACCTTGGTCCTTTGGTTGAAAATGTATACAAGGGCAGAGAGAAAACTAATGAGAGCGTTGTTAGGTTCATTGACAAGGTGTGTGAAACTAAACTTGAGCCTTATATTGAAAGTTCTTATGAAGAACTGGCCGAGTACGTTGGAGCATACGAACAGAAGATGATCATGAAGAGGGAGAACATAGCCGACAAAGGTATATGGACTGCCAAGAAGAGATACATTCTTAACGTATGGGATTCGGAAGGTGTTAGGTATACTAAACCTAAACTTAAAGTTATGGGTATTGAGTGTGTTAAATCCTCCACACCTGGTGCTTGTAGAGATAAGATTAAGGAGTGTCTAACTGTTATTATGAATGAAGATGAAGAAGCAGCACAGAATTTTATTAAAACTTTCAGAGATAATTTTTCCGAGTTACCCGTTGAAGATATATCATTTCCCAGAGGTTGTAATAATCTAAATAAGTGGGCGAATCCATCAAGTATATACAGTAAAGGCACACCCATACATGTGCGTGGTGCTTTATTGTTTAATCATTACAATAAGAAGAACAAATTAACACATAAGTATCCCTTAATACAGGATGGCGAAAAGATTAAATTTGTTTATCTCAAGACTCCAAATAAAATTAGTGAGAATGTAGTCTCTTTTCTGAGTACATTCCCAACAGAGTTTGGGCTTGACAAACATGTAGACTATGACCTACAATTCTCTAAGAGTTTCTTAGACCCTATCAAGGTCATCATGGATACTATTGGATGGAAACCCGAAAAAGTTGCTAACCTTGAATTTCTATTCGGATGACCACATACATTGTTGAATATCAGAAAGCCTTCGGTGCTGGTGCAATGCCAGAGGAGAAGGAATTCTTTGATAAAGACGAGGCTAAATGGTTTGAACGTGCTATGAAACGTTCCAATCACATTACAAAATTACTTAAGAAAAGTTAATGAGTTTTTTACAAGATGTAGTAAAGGAGATCGGAAATGAGTACGCTTCTCTCGTTAGTGATGGTGTTGCTGCTGGTGACACTAATAATTTTATCGATACAGGTTCGTACATCTTTAACGGACTTGTATCAGGAAGCATCTACGGAGGTATTCCAGGGAACAAGATCACAGCTATTGCAGGTGAGTCAAGTACTGGCAAAACATTTTTCTGCCTTGGTGTGGTACAGCATTTTCTCGAATCTAATACTGATGCTGGCGTTATTTATTTTGAGTCTGAGAGTGCATTAAGTAAACAGCAGATTGAAGAGAGGGGTATAGATTCTTCTCGTATGATGATTGTTCCTGTCACTACAGTACAAGAATTTAGAACACAATCCATCAGAATATTAGACAAATATTTAGAACAGCCTGTAGATAAGAGAAAACCCTTAATGTTTGTTTTAGATTCTCTTGGTATGTTATCCACAACTAAGGAAGTTGAGGATGCTGAAGCAGGTAAAGAGACTCGTGATATGACGAGAGCACAGATTGTTAAGTCAATCTTTAGAGTTCTAACATTAAAGTTAGGTAAAGCAAACGTCCCAATGTTAGTTACTAATCATACATATGATGTAGTTGGTGCATACATTCCTACAAAGGAAATGGGAGGTGGAAGTGGACTTAAATACGCAGCAAGCACAATCATATATCTTACGAAGAAGAAAGAGAAGGATGGTAAAGAGGTTGTGGGAAATATTATTAAATGCAAAACAGCTAAAGCTAGACTAACCAAAGAAAACAATCAAGTAGAGGTACGACTTTATTATGACACAGGACTTGATAAGTATTACGGACTATTGGAATTGGGTGAGAAGCATGGAGTATTTGAACGAAAGGGCAATCGCATTAGTATCGGTGGGTCTAATGTTTATCCTTCGGCCATTCTTGCCGACCCAGAAAAATACTTCACCCCCGAATTAATGCAAGCATTAGATGAATGTGCCTCAAAGGAGTTTAAATATGGCAACTAAATTAACTGACTACATTAAGTGCTATGATAACATGGTCAATGATTCTCTTTGTAATGAGATCATTGATGCATTTAAAGAATCAGGTACTACCTATGTTAATAGGGAACAACGACCAACTTTTCACGAACTTAATATATCTAAGAAGTTCAAAGCAAAGGATCCTCTATGGGAAAAACCCCAGAGTATATTGACAGAAACATTTATTGATGTTGTCAATCTTTATATGGAAGATCTAGAAATTGCTAGAGATTTTCCTGTAAAGTATACTTTTGAGGAGTACCGTATGAAACGGTATGAGGCTAATGACTATGATCAATTTAAAGATCATGTTGATGTACAGGATTATAGTTCTGCACGTCGTTTCGTTGTTATATTTCTCTATTTGAATGATGTTTTGGAAGGTGGTGAGTCAAACTTTCCTAAATTAGACTTGGCAATTACACCAAAACAAGGTAGAATACTTGTGTTCCCTGCTAACTGGCAGTACAGACATGCAGGTCTTCCTGTAAAGTCTAACGACAAATACATTATCGGATCTTATCTCCACTATCTAGAATGACTTTAGAAGTTACTATCCTTAGTAATTTAATCTACAATGAAAAGTATACTCGTAAGGTAATACCTTTTCTTAAGTCAGATTATTTTACTACGAAGTCTCATAAAGTAATCTTCTTAGAGATACATGAGTATGTTGGTAACTATAATGCGTTACCTTCTTTGAATGCTTTAGGAATTGAATGTCAAGAACGTACTGATCTATCTGAAGATCAGTTCAAAGATATCATGGAGGTACTAAGTGCGTTATCGAAGGAGGAAACAGACTTTGATTGGATCGTTGATACAACAGAGAAGTGGTGTCAAGAGAGAGCGATTTATCTCTCGCTTATGGAGAGTGTCAAGATCGCTGACGGTCAGGATGAGAAGAGAGATAAGGGGGCTATTCCACAGATATTAAGTGATGCATTAGGTGTATCATTTGATCAACATGTAGGACATGATTACTTACAGAACTACCAAGAACGATTTGACTTCTATCATAAGAAAGAGTCCAAGATTCCTTTTGATCTGGAATTCTTTAACCGTATTACAAAAGGTGGCATTCCGAATAAAACACTTAACATTGCTCTCGCTGGTACTGGTGTTGGTAAGTCTTTGTTTATGTGTCATGTCGCAGCTTCAGTTCTTCTACAAGGAAAGAATGTACTATACATTACGCTTGAGATGGCTGAAGAAAAAATTGCAGAGAGAATTGATGCTAATCTTTTAAACGTACCTATTCAAAAATTACCTGAGTTACCTCATGTAATGTATGAGAATAAGATTAATAAGTTGATGAAGAAGACAAAGGGTAAGTTAATTATTAAAGAGTACCCTACTGCATCAGCACATGTTGGACACTTCAAATCATTATTACAAGAATTGTCATTGAAGAGAAGTATTAAACCTGATATTATATTCATTGATTACCTAAACATATGTGCCTCTCAAAGGTACAAGGGATCTATTGTTAATTCGTATACTTATGTCAAAGCAATCGCAGAAGAACTACGGGGTCTCGCAGTTGAGGCGAACGTTCCGATTGTATCTGCCACTCAAACTACTCGTAGCGGCTACGGTAGTAGCGATGTCGACCTTACTGACACCTCTGAATCTTTTGGACTCCCTGCTACTGCTGACCTTATGTTTGCCCTTATTTCTACAGAAGAGTTGGAAGAGCAGAATCAAATAATGGTCAAGCAATTAAAGAATAGATACTATGACCCTACTCTAAACAAAAGATTTGTCATAGGTATTGACAGATCTAAGATGAGGCTGTATGATGTCGAAGACGCTCAGAAAGATCTAGTTGATTCTGGTGCTGAAGAGAAAGTCGTTAAAACAATACAGGGTAAAAAATCCTTCGCAGAATTAAAGTATGATTGATTTTAAACATTATGAAGAGTTTGTAGATGCTGTCACATCCGATAGTTCTAAAGATTTTGTCAGTCTTGCTGACCGTTTGGGTGACCTTGACCGCCAGGGTGCCAATATTGAACGTCTTACCACTGCTGGTGTTGGGCTTGCTGCTGAGTCTGGTGAGTTCCTTGAGATCGTTAAGAAGATGGTATTCCAGGGTAAGCCTTGGAACAACGATAACAGAGAGCATCTTATTATTGAGTTGGGTGACGTTATGTGGTATGTGGCACAAGCTTGTATGGCATTAGAGATTGACTTTGATGATGTCATTAAAGGTAACATTAAGAAGTTAGAGAAGAGATATCCTGGTGGTAGTTTTAATATCGGACACTCTGAAAACAGAGCAGCAGGAGATCGCTAATGCATTTAGTTTTACCTATCATTTGTATTGGACTTATCTGTTTGGTTATAGTCTATTCAGTTATTCAACGATACGATCCTCATTCATGAATACTGCAGACCGTTACTTACCACTATTCTCATCTAATGTATTTCAATTACATATAGATTATGATTTGGATGTATTGAAAACCAATAAGAGTTTTATCTATGCAGCTAATCAGAATAAAAAATATGAAGATGAAAATTATAGAGCATTGGAAATGTTTCCAAATGTTAGAGATCATCTTACAGAGAGATTTAGTGAACTTGCTAAGGATTTTTTAAAATTAGATTCTAATTTTACTATAACTACATCTTGGTTTACTATTACTGAAGAAGGTGATGGAGGTGATTCACAATATCATTTTCATAAGAATAGTTTTTATAGTGGTGTTGTATATTATGATGATTATAAAGAAGATAGTGCTCCTATAGAATTCATGACTCCCTTGGAGTTTCATTCTGATTTTTATTTGGAACCAAGAGAATATGATCTAGCTACTTCAACCTCTTGGAAGATTCAACCTCAGAAAAATATGCTTGTATTATTTCCAAGTTACTTAAAGCATCAGGTAGGAAAACATATGGGAACTGACCCAAGATATTCTTTAGCATTTAATATTGTTCCTACAGGATCTTATGGTACATCAGATTCTTCTATACACACTGAATGGTTGAGTGGAAAATCATCTACACATGAGTTGGAGATGGGGTATAGAACAGGAGGTAGTAGATTATAAAGATACTTGATAATTTTTTAACCCATAAAGACTTTGAGAAAGTCTTTATGAAATATTCTGGTAGGGGTCATGAAAGTGTATGGGGAATACAAAGAGGTGGTAATGATCATCAAGGATCAGAGTTTTTATTTTCTCATATAGAAGATGATTCTTTCTTTAGTGATTACTTGTTCTCTAAAGTTGTAGATCAATTAGATAAAGGTTCATATGAATTAGAAAGAGTATACTTTAATGGTCAATGGAGTGGAAGGGAATCGGATTTACATAATGATGGGTGTGATATAACAGCACTACTTTATATGCATAATAGATATCAGTATGGATGGGGTGGATTTACTGAGATTATAACTAAACCAAATCCAATTTTAATACATCCTATACCTAACAGACTATTAATATTTCCTGGTATGAATTCACATAAGGCATACTCTTTTGCATACCAAACATGTCCTTTAAGAGTCACTCTGGCTTTTAAAATAAATAATAACAGCAGGTGAAAATTATGAGAGAAGATTCTATTTCAGACGCTTGGTCTGAGTCAAGAATTGATAAACCAAAAAAGTATAACATGCCTATTTGGTTAACTGATGAAGACTTTGATTATATTGTATTAGCACTTTGGAAATGCCGTAAGAATGGTGGTGAATCTAAATGTGCTGAATTATATACTAGGTTTAAAGCAATACAAGACACTGCCAAGAATAAATAATTCAGGAGACCTGTGTCTGACTAATGGCAATAAAACAAGAGAGTGATCTACTTAAATTAAACAGAGCACTTCAAGAATTTCAAAGGAATGCTAAGGACATTGATGATGTTGAAGAACAAGTCAAGGTAAAACAAGCTGGAAAGACTGTAGTAAAATATAATGTTATGACAACCGATAGGGAAACTTCTCGTGATCGGGTAGAGAAAGCATTGAAGAAAGAGTTTAATGGGTTAGTTAAACGTGAGCAGCTATCTGTATCATCGATGGCATGCACGGTTATAAATGCAAAAGATAAGATGAAATATGTTTTCATCTATAAACCAACTAAGGGTGGTATGTCACAGACCACTTTAAATTCTTCTATAACAGAATTATATCCATGTATAGCATTTGAAAAAGGTATAAAGATTACTGCAGTATCAAAGATGGAGGTTAAAAAATTCCATCAAAAGATAGAGGCTGCATGGAGTAAAGATTTGAAATGTTTTGTGAATGATAAGGATGCATTAGCAGGTAGAGATTTCATTGCTAATGCTGAGAGAGGTAAGTTTGAGGAGAAGATCAAGAACGCAATTAATATATTGAGATGGTTGCAAGGAGTAAATAGAAAGCACAAGATTAAGAAAGTTGTTTGGGGTTATCGTGCTAAACCTGCAGATATTATGAGTAATCATCCTGGAGATATATTTGTACAGTTTATGAATGATAAGTGGTTAGGTGTTTCACTTAAAGCAGGTAGTGAAAAAACTAATGAACCAAAACTCAACACGTATGTCAAACCT